CATCTGGCTCATCTGGATCTTCTGGAACAAGAGGAACATCTGGAACATCAGGTTCATCTGGAACATCTGGTGTAAGTGGAACATCTGGAACAAGTGGAACATCTGGCTCAAACGGAAGTTCGGGTTCATCTGGAACATCTGGCTCAAACGGAAGTTCGGGTTCATCTGGAACATCAGGAACTGCAGGTTCATCCGGAACATCTGGAACTGGACAAGCTGGTGATAAAGGGGGTATACCATACATATTTGATGCAAATACAAGTCAAGGTTCACCATCATCTGTTGCTTCCGGATATTTCAGATTTAATAGTGCTACTATGAATCTTGTAACAAATATTTTTATACATGATGAAAATAGAGATGGTGCAAATTTAGAGACATACTTTACATCATGGGATGATAACGCTCCAGAAAACGGAATTAAAGGATCTTTAATAATAAAGAGTAATACCGGTGGAGATTCAACTTACTGTGTGTTTAGTGTAACTGCAATAACAGATTACAATTCACCAACAAACTATAAGTTAATTGCAGTATCTTATGTGTCTGGAACTTTACCAAGTAATAGTGAAGTTTGTGTTATAGAATTTATACCATACGGTCTTGATGGAAGTTCGGGAACATCTGGAAGTTCTGGTTCCACTGGAACATCTGGAACATCTGGAAGTTCTGGTTCCTCTGGAACATCAGGAAGTTCTGGAACATCTGGTTCATCCGGCTCAAACGGAAGTTCGGGTTCATCTGGAACATCTGGCTCAAACGGAAGTTCGGGTTCATCTGGAACATCTGGCTCAAACGGAAGTTCGGGTTCATCTGGAACATCTGGCTCATCTGGATCTTCTGGAACAAGAGGAACATCTGGAACATCAGGTTCATCAGGAACATCTGGCTCAAACGGAAGTTCGGGTTCATCAGGAACATCTGGCTCAAACGGAAGTTCAGGTTCTTCAGGAACATCTGGCTCAACTGGAACATCCGGAACATCCGGTTCGACTGGAACATCAGGAACATCTGGAAGTGGTTCATCTGGATCATCTGGAACATCTGGAACTGGTTCATCTGGATCATCCGGGACATCAGGAACCGGTTCATCCGGTTCATCTGGAACATCTGGTTCTGGATTTTCAACAATAACAACCGCTGGTAATGACAGAATATTAACATCAGATGGTAGTTCTAATTCTGCAGTTGCTGAACCAAATTTGAAATTTACCGGAACACAATTAGAAGTAACGGGATCTATTCAAATGAATGGGGCTTCATTCATATTAGATGCTATTATGGATGGATATTCTGAAAAAATAACAACCAAATCGGTTACAAATTATACTGGCGGTAATGTTACTCCAAGTGTAGCTACTGATGGAAATGTTATGATTTTAACATTAAATGGAAATGTATCAAAAATAGAACCATCAGGTGGTGTTGCAAATACCACAACTGGAGTTTTCATTTTGGTATTGAAAGGTGATGGAACCGCTAGAACAGTAACATGGGGTAGCACAATTACTTGGCCAAATGGTGCTCCATCGGTTGTAAGCACATTAAATAACGTAGATATTTACACATTTGTTTCACTCAATGGTGGAACAGAATGGTGTGGATTTGTAAATGCACAAAATGTTAGTGGATTAGTTTAATTATTAAGGTAAAATTTTATGTTAAAAGATTATTTAATAAGCATAAATCAAAATTCATATAACACATATTTTGAAGATCCACAATATAAATTATTTGCTTGGGGAGATAACGCCTCTGGTCAATTAGGACAAGGTAATACTACAAGTCGTTCATCTCCCGTGCAAATAGGTTCTGGATCAACTTGGACTCAAATTGAATGTGGTGATTACAATTCTATGGTTTTAAATTATACAAATGGTGCACTTTATTCATGGGGTAATAATACCTATGGAGAATTGGGATTGGGTGATAATACTGCAAGATCATCTCCAGTTCAAATATCATTCTATAATAGTTTTTTTACACTTGTTGAAATATTTTGGGATATGTCTTGTGGTAATAATCACACTTTAATGATAGATACGGATTTAGGAAATTCTGGATATTTATATTCAACTGGTTTCAATGGAAATGGTGAATTAGGACTAGGTGATACATCAAATAGAAATGTTCCAAATCAAATAGGTTCTGATAATACGTGGATAAAAGTTTCTGCTGGATCAAATCATTCTATTGCAAAAAAATCAGATGGATCAATATGGTCTTGGGGATTTAATGGTCACGGTGAATTGGGACATAACGATACAACAACAAGATCTTCACCGGTTCAAATAGGCGCTGGAACAGATTGGGCAGAAATAAGTGCTGGTTGTTATTTTACATTAGCAACAAAAACAAATGGATCCCTTTGGGCTTGGGGAGATAATGCCGATGGAAATTTAGGAAACGGTGCAAATGCGGATATTAGATCTCCAATACAAATTGGAACACTTACAAACTGGAGTAAAGTTAGTGCATGTATTGGTCCTCAAGGTTATGCACATTCCTTGGCCGTTAAAACTGATGGAACACTCTGGGCTTGGGGTAGAAATGATTTTGGACAGTTAGGTGATGGAACAACAACAAATAAAAATTCACCAATACAAATTGGAACAGGATCAAATTGGGCAGATGTTGCAGGTGGTCATGTTTTCTCATTGGCTTTAAAAAATGATGGAACAGTATGGGCTTGGGGAAGAAATGAATCCGGACAATTTGGCGATGGAACAACAGTAAATAAAAGTTCTCCAGTTCAAATAGGCAGTGTGAATATAACATATAGGAAATTGGCAGCAGGTTGGTATCATTCTCTTGGTTTAAGAAATTAAAAGGTTTTGTAATGGAAGAAGAAAGAAATCATTTATTAGAAGTTGCATTAAACTTCTGTATAAATGGAAATCCCGATGAAAGTGAAAAAATATTAAAAAGTATGCCACAAAATGATTTAAGTGTTCTTTTCAATTTAGGTTGGCATGAGATGCGTCATGGTAATCTGAAACTTGCATTTGAATATTTAAATTTTGGTCGTTTCATAAATGTGTTTGGTTTACCAAAAATACAGGGAAAAATATGGAAAGACGAACCATTAGAAGGAAAAACGCTTCTTTTCCGATGCGAAGGTGGTTATGGTGATCAAATACTTAATTTTCGTTTTGCTAAACGATTCAAAGAAATGGGTGCGAATGTTTTAATATCATGTGCTCCACATATAAAACAATTATTTTCTAGACATGGATTTGTTTGTATAGATAATGAAACTGTAAGTGGGGCTTATTATGATTATTGGATTCCGGCAATGTCTGCACCATATTTACTACATATGGAATATGATGATGTAGATGGATCTCCTTTTATATTTCCAAGTGAACCAAAAAAATTATTTGCAAAAGAAAATACTTTAAAAGTCGGTATTCGTTGGAGTGGTTCTCCAGAATTTGAGCACGAACAATATAGAAGATTTCCACCGGAATTGATGATAGGACTTCAAGATATTCCAAATACAACTTTTTATTCATTACAACGAGATGAAAATACAATAGATGGTTTACCATTTGCAGATATGCAAGACAAAATGAAAACTTGGGACGATACTGCAAATATAATAGCAGATTTGGATTTGGTTATATCTTCATGCACTTCAATAGCACATCTTTCCGCTGCAATGGGAAAACCAACATGGATAGTTGTTCCTATAATGCCATATTATACCTGGTCTATTCCCGGTGAAAAATCTGTTTGGTATGATTCTGTTCGTCTGTTTCGTCAAGAAAAGTTTGGAAAATGGGATGAACCATTTGAAAAAATAAGAAAAGAATTAACAAAATTAACTGACAAATAGACTTTTTTCAAATTTATTTTGATATTTATATTTGATTACTTAAATAAAAAAGAGATAAAAAATGCAGTATGTTTATGTTGAAAACAATACGGTAAAAAAAGGACCGATAGATTTACCTAAAAATTGGGGTAATGTTTCCAATTTTTATCTTTTAGACAATCAAACATTAAAAGAATATGGGTGGTATCAATACAGATTTCAACCTGCACAAATAAATTCAAACCAATTTTATGATGGTAGTGATTTTGTAATCGAAGAAAACGAAGTAGTAGAATATCAAAAAGTTCGTAATAAAACTTCACAAGAAATTCAAAACGAAATAAATGCACAATGGACACGAGTAAGAACAACTAGAAATAAACTTTTACTCGAATGTGATTGGACACAGTTACCGGATTCACCATTGACAAATCTAAAACAAACAGAATGGCAAGTTTATCGTCAATCGTTACGTGATATAACAA